GCGCCGCACCCGCAAGCGCCGTACTACCGACGCCGAGTAATGACATAAGTTAACTATATTCAACTTTTGAAAGGATACATCATGGACTTCAGCAAGTTTGATAAGATGGTCGACATCGACGGCCTCAAGAAGGACATCGCCGACGCCGAGGCCAATGGTGGCGGCGCAGATTTCAAGGACGTGCCGCACGGCAGCTATGAGGTCGCGATCGACAAGCTCGAGCTCACCGAGACCAAGAAGACCGGCAAGCCGATGGCGTCGTGCTGGATGAAGATCGTGAGCGACGGCGAGTTCAAGGGCCAGCGTATTTTCATGAACCAGGTCATCACGCAGGGTTTCCAGATCCACATCATGAACTCTTTCCTCCGCTCGCTGCTGCCTGATGATTCCGGCATCAACGTCGAGTTCACAGGTTACGCAGAGTACAACGACTTGCTGCTCGACATCGCCGAGTATGTCGACGGCAAATTCGAGTACGGCTTGGAGTACGGCGAGAACAACAAGGGCTTCGACACTTTCCAGATCACTGATATCTTCGAGCTTGACTAGGTGCGGCGATGCTCAATTTCTACGACTTCGAAGTTTTCAAACACGACTGGATGGTCGTAGTGATCAACCCCACAACACACGATGAGCGCGTCATCATCAATGATGTCGACGCGCTCACCGCGCTTTACGAAGAGCGCAAGCGTGATATTTGGGTGGGTTACAATAATTTGCACTATGACCAGTTCATTTTCAAAGGCATCTTGTGCGGCTTCGACCCGAAGGCGATCAATGATTTCATCATCGTCGAAGGCCACAAGGGCTGGCAGTATTCGAGTTTGTTGCGCAAGTTATACATGGTCAACTACGATGTATTCCACCCGCGCACAGACAGGGGCCTCAAGACTCACGAGGCGTACCTCGGCAACGACATCTGCGAGACGACGGTGCCGTTCGACATCGATCGCAAATTGACCGAGGCTGAGATCGCCGAGACCGTGAAATACTGCCGCCACGATGTCGAGCAGACTATCGAGGTATTCATGCAGCGCAAAAGCGAGTTCGACGCCCGCATGGACCTGCTCAAGATGTTCGACTTGCCGTTGGTGTACCTCGGCAAGACCGATGCGCAGCTCACGGCGATCATCTTGGATGCCGAGCGGCCTGCGCGCCAGCGTGACGACGAATTCGACATCGTGCCGCTGTCGTGCCTCGACCTCGGCCCGTATGATTTCATCCGCTCGTGGTACCTCGACCCGGCGAATCAAGATTACTCCGCGACGCTCGATTTCGATATCGCAGGCTGCCCACACAAGTGCGCATGGGGAGGCTTGCATGGCGCGATTGCCCAGTACGCCGGTGAGGGTTATTTCATCAATGTCGACGTCGAAAGCTATTACCCGGCTGAGATGATTGCGCACGAACTGCTGTCGCGTAATGTGCGGGATCCGTCGAAGTTCAAGGGTATTCGAGACCATCGAATCGAGTTGAAGCACGCGAAGGACCCACGACAGAAGGCGTTGAAGCTCGTCATCAACGGCACGTTCGGCGCCAGCAAAGACAAGTTCAATGCGCTCTACGACCCGAGGCAGGCCAACATGGTATGCGTCAACGGCCAGCTCATGCTCATCGACCTCATGCACAAGCTCGTTCGCGACGCCGGTGCCGAGATCATCCAGAGCAACACCGACGGCGTGCTCATCCGCATGCCTGACGGTTTCGACGGCGGGCCAGATGCGTTTTACGACCGCGTCGACGACGTTGCATACGAGTGGGAGCACCGCACGGGTATGGGTTTGGAATTCGATGAGTTCACCCGAGTTTACCAGAAGGACGTCAACAACTATGTCCTTGTGGCGGCAGACGGTTCGATGAAGACGAAAGGTGCGTATGTCAAGAAGCTGGGGCCGCTCGACTACGACCTCGCCGTCGTCAACAAGGCGCTCGTCGAGTACATGGTGCACGGCGTGCCTGTCGAAGACACGATTGCTGCCGACGATGATCTGATCGATTACCAGCGGGTCGTTAAAGTGTCCGGCAAATACAAGTACGGTGTGCACGGGCATGAGCGACTAACAGATAGGTGCTTCCGTGTATTCGCGTCGACACGCAAGTCGGACGGCATGATCGGGCGGGTAAAAGCCGGCAAGGCCAAGCCGGAGAAGTTCGGCAACACTAGCGAGCACTCGTTTATCGACAACGGCGACGTGCACGGCAAGAAGTGCCCTGGCTATTTAGATAAAGGTTGGTATATCCAATTGGCGAAAACACGGTTAGCACAGTTTGGGGTGATGTGATGGACAGACTATTTATCGGATACGTGAAGCTCAACGGCAAGAAGTGTGCGCAGAAGCTGAAGGACGGCAGATACCTCACATTGGCCCAGGCACGCAAGCTCGACGGTTATGGCGGAGTGCTGGCGCCTGAGACGATCTTCGTCGATGTCGACGACATGGCGCAGAGCGAGAAGCTGATGGACATCATCGAGGCCGAGCAGGTCGCATGTAAGGTCGTCGCCACGACCCGCGGCAAGCATTTCTATTTCGTCGGCTACCCCCGCGGCATGAAATGCAAGACGCACACCCGCCTGGCCGTCGGCATCGATGCAGACATCAAAGTCGGCTCGAAGGCCACGTATGGCAGTTTGAAAGTCGACGGGCATGAGCGCGACGTGATCTACGACATCGAGCCGGATGAAGATTACGACGAGCTGCCGTGTTGGCTCAGGCCTGTGCAGTATACGCCTGAGTTCGGCGAGATGGAAGAAGGCGACGGCCGCAACCAAGCGTTATTCAATTACATCTTGACGCTGCAGTCTGAGGGTTTCACGAAAGACGAGGCGCGCGGGACCCTGGACATCATCAACAGGTACATGTTCGAGAAGCCTATGGAGCAACAAGAGCTAAGCGTCGTCTACCGCGACGACGCCTTCGCCGAAGACGTGTTTTTCAACAAAGGCACGTTCCTGTTCGACAAGTTCGCCGAATACCTCAAGAACGAGCACCGCATCGTCAAGATCGGCCATCAGCTCCATGTATACCGCGACGGCGTCTATGTATCGGGCAATCTGCTCATCGAGAACGCGATGATCAAGCATCTGCCTATGTTGTCGAAGGCCAAGCGAACCGAGGTGCTCAACTACCTCGATGTGCTCATCCAAGACGACGCGCCCGCAGCCGATGCAGATTACATCGCATTCGCCAACGGCGTGTATGACATCAAGACGGGTGAGCTCATGCCGTTCTCGCCGGAGTTCGTGATCACGAACAGCATCCCATGGGAGTACGACCCGACTATTTGGTCCGAGTTCACCGATAAGACGCTGCGGCGCCTCGCCTGCGGCGACGACGGTATCTATGCATTGTTGGAGGAGGTCATCGGTTACCTGTTCTATAGGCGTAATGAGCTCCGCAAGAGTTTCATCTTGGTCGGTGACAAGGCCAACGGCAAGTCGACGTATCTGGACATGCTCAAGACCCTACTCGGCGACAGCAATACGTCGGCCCTCGACCTGGCTGAGCTCGGCGAGCGATTCAAGACGGCGGAGCTGTTCGGCAAGCTGGCCAACATCGGCGACGATATCGGCGACGAGTTCATCGCGAACCCGGCGATTTTCAAAAAGCTCGTGAGCGGTGACCGCGTCAACGCCGAGCGGAAGGGCCAAGACCCGTTCGATTTCTCGAGTTACGCCAAACTGCTGTTCTCGGCGAATTCGATGCCGCGTATCCGCGACAAGACCGGAGCCGTGCTCGACCGCATCGTGCTCGTGCCGTTCAAGGCGACATTTTCGAAAGATGACCCAGACTTCGACCCGTACATCAAATACAAGCTCCATTCGCCTGAGGTCATGAGCCACTTGATCAATATCGGCCTCAAGGGACTTGAGCGTGTTTTGGCGAACCGTGCATTTACGATGCCTGAGGTCGTCGTCAAGGAGATCGAGGATTACCATGTCGCCAACAACCCAGTCCTCGGTTACTTCGCAGACACGCCCGTCGACGAGGTGGTGAACGAGTCGACGGCGTTGGTATACGACTACTATATGGCCTGGGCCATCAGGAACAACCTGAAGCCGCTCGGCCAAAACGAATTCACCCGCCAGGCCAACAAACACTATGGGCTGGCGAGCAAGACCTGCCGTGTCAACGGCAAACGTGTACGTATTTTCGTGAAGGAGTAAACAATGCCCATCATCATCGAAGGCCCAGACGGCGCCGGCAAGTCCACGCTCGCGAAGGCGCTGGCCGACAGGCTTGACCTGAATATTTTGAAGATGACCGCCAACGGCGGACAGTCGGCCACCGAGTACATGCAGAAGCTCGCGTGCGACGGCGTCGTGATCGACCGCTGCTGGATCAGCGAACAAATTTACGCCGATATATTTGGCCGCACCCAGCGTATCGACAACGATGCGTGTGAGAAACTGACTTACATGTGTTCTGTCTTAGGAATCCCGATCGTCATCGTGTTACCGCCGCTCGCTGAGGTGGTGCGGCGCCTCACGCTACGTGGCGACGAGTTCGGCGACGTCATCACCGATAGTATCGGGCTCATTTATCGTCGTTACGAGGAGTTCGCTGCCGCGAATAGCAGTGTGATCACTTTGGACGACAATGACGTCGATTGGTGTATTAAGGAGGTTTTGAAATGCATGTTGTAGGCAAGTCGATGAACGACATCTACCGCCAACTCTGCGGCAAGATTTCTGTACAGGGCCATGAGGTGGCAGGCACCAAAGAACTGCTCAACAGCGGTTTCACGCTGCTCGATATCACTGACAACATCGCGACGGCCCGCACGGGTTATTCTGTCTCATACATGTTGGGTGAGCTAGCATGGTATTTCACCGGCCGCGAAGATGTCGAATTCATCTCGAAGTTCTCGTCGTTTTGGGAGCACATCAGCGACGACGGCGTGACGAACCGGTCTGCGTACGGCGCCATCGTGTTCAACCGCTATGGTTTCGACCAGGTCGCACAGGTCATCGACACGCTCAAGCGCGACCCGTGTTCACGACGTGCGGTCATCAATTTCAATGTGCCGAACCCTGAGCGCTTCGAGACGAAAGACGAGATCTGCACCATCGCGCTCGTATTCGAGCTCCGCGACGGCAAACTCGATTGCACAGGCATCATGCGCTCCAACGATGTGTGGCTCGGCACGCCTTACGACGTCGTGTTCTTCACGGAGCTGCAGAAGCACATCGCGAACGAGCTCGGCGTCGGCTACGGCAAGTATACGCATTTCGCGGTGTCACTCCACGCATACGAGAAGGACATCGACCGTGTCCGCGAAGTGTGGTGCTGCAAGCAGGCGGCACCACACCTCAAGCTAGACATCGAGAAGTTTTTGGCCAATATATCGGAGATCGAACGCATCGCCATGTCGTCTGATACTCCGAAAGACAACGTTGTCTATTATTGTTTTGCTAACGACATCGTCATGGAGGTAAACGATGAAGATTAAGATCAACCGCATCGCCGAGGGCGCCGACATCAAGCTCCCGGCACGCGCACACTACAACGACGCCGGTGCCGACGTCTACACCACTTTCGGCGAGACCCTGAAGCCGCATGAGACACGCCGCATCCCGCTGGGCTTCTCGCTCGAGCTGCCTGATGGTATCATGGCATGCGTGTTCCCCCGATCGGGCATGAGCCTCGAAGGCCTCGTCTGCGAG